GGCGATCGATTCTACCGCCCCGCGTTCGTCTCGCAGGAGTCCCATTGGGCGCCTTGGGACGGCACGGTCATGTTCATCGACCCCTCGGGGCGCGGCAAGGACGAGACCGGCTACGCGATCGTGAAGTACTGCCAAGGCACGCTCTGGTGCCCCGCAGCCGGCGGCTTCCTCGGCGGCTACGACGACGAGACCCTCAAGGCCCTCTCGGTGGTCGCCAAGCTGCACGACGTGAACACCGTGCTGATCGAGCCCAACTTCGGCGACGGCATGTTCCGCAAGCTGCTGGAGCCCGTGATCGCCCGCATCCACCCGTGCTCCGTCGAGGACGCGGACAGGGCGAAGGCCCAGAAGGAGCTGCGGATCATCGACACGCTGGAGCCCGTGCTGATGCAGCACAAGCTCGTGATCGACCCCAAGGTGATCCAGCAGGACTTCGCCTCGGTCACCAGCAGGGCCGGCGAGGACGCCCCCAGGTACCGGCTGATCCACCAGCTCACCCGCATCACCCGCGATAGGGGCGCCCTTGTGCGCGACGACCGGCTAGATGCGCTGGCCGGGGCGGTGGCCTATTGGGTCGAATACATGAACAGGGACACCGCAAAGGCCCACAAGGAGCGCAAGGAGGCCCTACTCGACGCGGAGCTTGAGCGCTTCCGCGAGAACGTCTTTGGTCACCGCGAGGACGCCTACGAAGGGAACTTCCTGCGATAGCGGAGAAGTCCCTGTGCCGCAGGGGCTGTCAATTAGGTTGCACTAACGCATAAGCGCCCCCCTGCATCCCTATAGGTATAGGCTAGGCTTGTGCTCAATTGTGTTGCAGGAGTGCCACAGGTTAGCCCGGGAGGAGGGGACCACACACCCTCCTCTCTAGGGGCCCCTAGGACGCTCTAGGAGCGCCACCCCGGCGGGGAGCTACCCTAGGACCCTGGAGGTCGCCTTTGGCGATCCTGAGCGATCCTAGGGGCTCCTGCGGGGGTTCTGAGGGGTTTCCCTCGGAAGGGGGGTCGGATGTTTGGTCTACGACCGCGAGACCCGCCCCAGCGCTGGCGCTCGCTGCGCTACCCCCCGTGCCCTGGTCGCCACCCATTAGGCCGGCCATTAGCACCCATTGGCACGCGCCTAGGCACGCCGAGGGTCTAACCCATTGATGTTCCTCGCGCCGCAACGGATATAGGGTCCTATCCCTCGCCATGGCGGCGCCCGAGGCGTTCCCTAGGGACGCGCCGAGCGGCGGCCCGGGATGTTCGCTTGTTCGTTCGTCATGATCAGTAATCGCGGCCCGGCCCCTAGAGCACGCCTAGAGCCTCCCGGGGCGCCGCCTCAGGCAGCCCGGGGCGATCTACAGCGCCTGATCAAGCGGGCCGCCTGATACATGCGACAGGATCGCCTCAGAGAGGCCGCAGGGTGCGCTACCAGGCACCGAATAGACCGCTGATCAGTGTTTTTCGCAGGGTGCGGCAGCCCGTCGCACCTAGAGCTAATCCTCGAGTCCGATCAATCGCCTAGCGCCGCCGCAGGGGATGCGACAGAGGCTAATTCCTCCGCTTCGGGAAACATTCCTCTTGTGGAGTGGCTACGGATCGACTAGGTTTCGTCCATCGCAACGGGGCAACCCGACGGCGATACGGTAAAGAACCCGCCGCCAAGGATAGAGAGCGGGTTCCGGTTGGGCCGGTGCGGTGCGAGTGTAAGTCGCTGCATAGGTACTCGACCGACCCTGATAGCGGCTGGCGCGTAGCGCTTTGTCCGAAACAGCCAAGAACGCCACGCGACACAAGGCGTCATGCGGAGGGGTCGGAACCGGGCAAGGTGACGTGCGGGGATTAGAGGGCCGCGCACTAGACCACGCCTAAGACGTCGCGAGGCTGTCCCTGCCACGGGGCCGCGCCTTGCCTGACGATGGCCGCAGCTACGGCCGAAACGTCTCTCACCACTAGCTCTAGGTGACGCCATGTCCGCGTTCAAGCTCTTGACCGTTGGTAACCCCAAGATCGCCAAAGGCACCGCGCACGGCTATCTCACTGCCGTATTGCACCTTGCGCCCGGGTCTCTCTCTGGCTTCAATGTGTGCCCCAAGGCGACTGAGGGCTGCCTCGCTGCCTGCCTCAATACTGCCGGCCGTGGTGGCCTGATGGCCGGTGCGCCGCGCTTGACACACGCTGACGTCGCTGCGGGCAAGGTCAACACCATTCAGGCGGCCCGCATCCGCCGCACCCGCTGGTATTTCGAGGATCGCCACGGGTTTATGCTGGCGCTGGTCGCGGATGTTCGCAAGGTGATCAAACTGGCGGCCTCGCTCGGGCTCAAGCCCGCGATCCGCCTCAACGGCACCAGCGACATTCCGTGGGAGCGTGTCGTGTGTCCTATCCCGACACCCAGCGGGGCCACGCTTAACGCCGCGAACATCATGGCCGTGTTCCCAACCGTGCAGTTCTACGACTACACAAAGCGACCGAACCGCCGCGACCTGCCGGAAAACTACACGCTGACGTTCTCGCTCGCTGAGGGGAACGATCGCGACGCGGCGCAAGCGCTGGCGAACGGGATGAACGTCGCGGCGGTATTCCACAAGGTGCCGCTGGCGTACACCGTCGGGCCGCTCAACAGCGTGTCTGTGATCGACGGCGACGCACATGACCTCCGTTTCCTCGATCCTCGCGGCGTCATCGTCGGCTTGAAGGCGAAAGGCAACGCGAAGCGCGACACGTCTGGCTTTGTGCGCTGATCGCTCCCTATTCGGAGGGCTTCCCAATGCGTAGCAACGTCTCTCGCCGCTATCGCGGCCCCGCGCGGCGCATCGTGCCGCCCTACGTCTGGTCGACCATTGGTCTACACGGGTCGCAGGCGTGCCGTGACGCCTACGCGCGGCACTTGCTCGGGGAACTGATCGCGGACACCGCACAGTTCTTGAACTGCAGCGAGGAAAACGCCGCGCTCGCTATCAAGGCTGGGCGCTGGCTTGACGACAAGGCGAAACAGGGAGCGGGCGCCTAGCCCTCTCTCTGTCGCGTGGTGAAGCCACGCCTGACGAGCCTATCAATCCTCTTTCGGAGGCGTTCCCATGTTTCAGGCAATCGCGACCATCTACCTGCGCGACGGTACGCGCCTACTCGCTTCAGGCTTCGGTCTGTCGCCCTCCCGCGCTCGGGCTGCCGCCCGCGCCGCTGCCGGCGCTCGCTGCGCCTCCGTGAAGCCCGAGCGCATCGCCCGCGTTCGTATTGAGGGGTGCTGAACCATGCCTATCGTTAACCTGCCTAAGCTCAAGCGTGTCGGTGGTACTGCCATCAGCGGCAGCGCATCCTACAAGGCGGGCTTCCGAGACGGTATCCTAGGTGCCGAACCGCGTCGCGACGCGGATGCCATCGGCTTGGGCGGCTACGAGTACGGCCGGCTGGCTGCCGCCGCCGTGCGCGGCTCGGGTAGCAGTCTCAAGCCGCCCAGCAAGGCGAACAAGGCGCACCATACCCGCCTGCTCGACAGCCTCGCGCGTGCCGGGGACATCCCGTTGACGCGAGCTGTGGTCGCGAAGCGCGTGGGCGATGCGCTGGCCGAGATTTGCGGCACCATCCCGCCGCGCGTCCCGCTGGCGTCTCTGTCGTTCAAGCGCGGACTACCGCACGTGCCCACCTACGCCGAACTGCATCAGGCCGCGCCTGAGGCTGTCCCTGCCACCCGCCGCCACAAGGTGCCGTCATGAGCAGCGATAACGCTTACAGGGCCGCCATGGTGGGCGCCTTGCGCCGCGCCGCCCTCAACGCCTTCGCGTATCGCGACACGATGCGTCGGTGGCGCGACGCGCGGGCCAGAAACGCGCCGCTCGCAGTGCTGATCGATATGATTGCCGAGGCGGCCCGCTTCAAGCGAGCACGCGCCGAGGCTCTTCGCTCTGCCGCCTACCTGCGGCCGATGATCAAGCGCCGTGCGCCTTCGCGCGGCTCAACCCCTACACCTTCGGAGTAATCCCGCTATGCGCGTCGTTCTTTCCCTGTTCGACTACACCGGCATCATGGGCCGCCCATGGGCCGAGGCTGGGTACACCGTGCTGTGCTTCGATCTACAACATCCGGCCGGTGAGTGCCGCGTCGAGGCGCACGGCAGGGGCTGCACCGTGTTCTGCCGTTGGGACGCGGACGCACCCGACAGCTATCACAGCGTGCTCGCGTCCATCGCCTTGGCCGGCCACCACTGGAGCGATGTGCGGATGGTCTTCGGCTTCCCGCCTTGCACTGATCTTGCCGCCAGCGGCGCTCGCCATTGGGCCGCCAAGCGGGCCGCCGATCCGGGCTTCCAAGATCGCGCAGCCGCTCGGGCGCAGTCAGTCGAGCGCATCGCCGCCGCGCTCGGCCGCGTGCCCTACATGGTCGAGAACCCGAGCGGCGCCCTGTCCCGCCTGTGGCGCCCCGCTGACTGCTGGTTTAACCCGTGCGACTTCGGCGGCTACCTGCCGGCCGACGATCAGCACCCGACGTGGCCCGAGTACATCCCGGCCCGCGACGCGTACCGCAAGCGCACCGGCATCTGGTGCGGCGACGGCTTCGTCATGCCCATGCCTCTCCCGGTTCCGCCGGCGCAGGACTACGTCGCCAGCAACGGCGACCGCTACGCCAAGCCGATGATGAAGCTGGGCGGGAAGTCGATGAAGACGAAGAACATCCGCAGCGCGACGCCGCGTGGCTTCGCGGAGGCGGTGTTCGTGGCTAACCAGCCGCCGCGCTTCGGACAGAGTGAGGCCACGTGGAGCTACAACACGAACCTCTGGAGGGCCGCGCCGTGATTACCCTGACGCACCGCGAGCGTCGCAAGGCGAGGTTGATCGCCACGTCGGCGCAGTTCGACAAGCTGCACGAAGCACTCGCCAAGGTGCGCAGCACGTCGAAGACAGTGACGGTCGAGAAGAGCGCACTCGATGCGCTGCTGCGCGACTACGCGTCCCTGCTAGAAATCCTGAACTTGGAGCCGTGACCGTGACCCACCGTGACCCCTACGCACCGCGCATGGACGCGGTCTCGTACCTCGTCCTGCCCGTCTCCGGCATAACGATCACCAACTGCGTGTGGCGCCGCGAGGGTGATCTGAGCAGCGGCCGGCCCGAGACCGGAGTGCGCATCGGCGACGAGTTCCACCTGATCCAGCACGGCTGGTGGAACTTCGGCGCCGCCACCGCGGTTATCCTGTCGCGCCTCGCGAAAGGTTGGAGCATCGACCGCATCGAGAACTTTATGGGCAAGCGGCGCAGTAAGTTCGCCGCCCCGTTCCGGGCTCGCCGTGCGCGGCCCGGGGTTTAGAGCGGGGAACCCGCACGCGAAGGCGCTGCGCTCGAAGCTGCAGGCGCCTCGCATCGTCCGCCCGCGCAAGGGCAAGGGATCGTTCAAGCGCAGACCGCGCACATCCAAGGGAGACTAGACACCATGCCCAAGACATTCATCGTGCGCTCGCGCAGCGCCGCCGAAGACGCCTTCATCCGTGATCTGCTGCAGCGCCTCGGCGTGCCGCATCAGACGCACACGCCGGATGATGCGCCGATCCGCAAAGAGGTCGAGCGCCTCTATCGCCACACCTCGGCCTGCCCTCCCGGCTATGACACGGTCCTCGGCTATCTCGTGAAGCGCAACCCCGAGGCGCTGGAGCTGATCGAGGACCCCGCTGAGGACACGAAGCGCGACGGCTTCAAGCTGTGCCACATGGCCGGTCAGCGCGGCTGCCGCGTCGTCAAGGTGGCAGCGCCGCCGATCCTGCAGGAGAGGGGCATCACCGAGGTTAACGCTTACCCGATCAGCTTGCTTCGGCTGCGACTCGGCGACTGACGCGAGGCTGACGAACCCGTTGACCTTCCTACCGCCGTTTTGGTAGAGGGCGTGGCCTATTTACTCCCATAGGAGAAAGCTGTTTCATCATGATCCTGTTTAGCGTTGCGGTAGGGCGGCTCGATCTGGTGATCGAGACCCGCCGGTGTGTCGATGGCGCTCCCCTTGCGTATATGCTACGGGACGGGCGCGATTTCGAGGCCGCCTTCTGGCGGTTACAGGTGATCGCGTCGTGGGTGGGGCCACGGGCGCGGCGCGGGAAGGAGAACGACGATGCCCAAAGGATTAGGGAGGCTGATCCAACTGATGGAAATGCTCCGCGCGATTGACCCGGAGATGCCGGCACAGACCGTGCTGACGTTCCTGATCATCGCGGACGAGCCCGACATCTCGATGCGAGACCTGCAGAACAGGCTGGGCCTCGCATCGTCGAGCACGTCGCGCAACGTCGCCGCCTTGTCGAAGCACCACCGCCTCGGCAAGGACGGGGCCGACGTGGTCGAGGCGTACGAGGACCCGGCCGATCGGCGCTACAAGCGCGTACGGTTGACCGGCAAGGGTGCCGCACTCACGCGGCGCATCTCGCAACTGGTGAACTGAGAGGAGGCGCAGCATGGCGAGACTTCGTGGCGACGGCTGGCAGGGCGACGTGCGCCTGCGAGACGGCAGCCGCAAAAGGCGCGGCGGCTTCCCTACCGAGGCCCAAGCCCTCGCGTGGGAGGCGGCGATGAAGCTAGCCGACGAGGAAGGCAGGCCCCTTCCCTCGGCCGCGCCCGGCCAGGCCGCCAAGGGCATCACCATGGGCGCCTTGCAGCGGCAGGTCGCCACCATGGAATGGCGCGACGCGCGGGCCAGCGCCTCGCTGATCCGCAACGGGCAGTGCGCGGTGGACTTCTTCGGCGCGAACGTGCTCGCCTCGGCGATCACCACGAGCGAGGTCGACCGCTACATCCGCGCCCTGATCGACGCCGGAAACGCGAACGGCACCATCAACCGCAAGCTGGCGGCGCTGTCGAAGCTGCTCCGCTACGCGCACAAGCGCGGGCTGATCGAGACCGTGCCGCACTTCTCCCGGCGCACCGAGCCGCAGGGCAGGGAGCGCGAGGTCTCGCCTGCCGAGGAGCGGGCGATCCTCGCCACGCTGCGCCTATGGGGCGAGCACCTCTACGCCGACTTCGTCGAGTACCTGATCGACACCGGCTGCCGCTGGGAGAGCGAGGGCCACGCGTCCCTGTGGACCGCCTACAACGGGCGCAAGGTGACCTACTGGTTCACCAAGGGCGGCAAGCCGCGCACGATCCCGCTCACCGATCGGGCGCACGCCGCCGTCGAGCGACAGCGCGGCCAGGCCGGCGGGCCGTGGCATGGCATCAACTCGTGGCGCTTCCGCGACAGCTTCACCAAGGCGTGCGCCCACACCGGGATCGAGGACGTGGTGATCCACACCCTCAGGCACACCTGCTGCACCCGCCTCGTGCGGGCCGGCGTCGACCTGTCGCGCGTGATGATCTGGATGGGCCACCGCTCGTTCACCACCACGCTGCGCTACCGGCACCTGTCGCCGACCGATCTGGAGGGTATGGCGTCCCTTCTGGAGCCCGGGGCTGGCGTTGTGCCCAAACCTGTGCCCAAACTGGTCGCGGCGTGACCGCGTGCCCGCGAAGAACGCTTGAGGGGCTTGACGAAACAGGTAGACGTGGCGGACTTAAAATCCGCTAGGAACCCGCTCCGATACCGGAGACGCCCCCTAAGTCGCGGAAATTCCTAGGCCCCCGAGAGGGGCCTTTCCTTTTTCACGGCCTCTCCACCATCGGAGGGGATTGTGTGCCCGACAGGCGGGCGTGCCCAAAGGCGTGACCAATTAGGTTGCACTAACGCCTATGCGCCCCCTGCCTCCCTATAGGTTCACCTAGGAGCAATCGATGCAGCAGCAGCACCCCGAGTTCGAGAGACAGGCAGAGCTGGAGCGCGAGATGACCTCGAAGGGCGTCGAGAGCTACAAGAAGGCTCTCCTCAAGGCGCAGGAGAACGGGCAGGAGTCCCGGGTTCCCGCCGGCCTTCGCATGCTCAAGGCCGCCATCGAGCCGACCGCCAAGGCCATCCGCGAGTTCGTCGAGGCGGCCAACACGGGCAAGGCCGGGCGCCGGCACAAGGCCGTGAAGTACCTTGAGGGCGTCGACCCTGAGACCGCCGCCTACCTGACCGCCCGCGTGATCCTCGACAAGATGTCGAGTTCGATCATGCTGCAGACCTTGGCGAACCGTGTTGGCATGGCGATCGAGGACGAGGTCCGCTTCCGCACCTTCGAGCAGGTCGCTGCGGACGGCTACAAGATGACCGAGCGGTCGCTGGAGAAGACGACGAACACCCGCCACCGGCGGCGCGTGCTCGTGTTCCAGATGAACCGCAACGGCTTGGCGTGGGAGCAGTGGCCCGTGGCCGACACGATCAACCTGGGCGTCAAGCTGATCGAGCTGTTCGTCGAGGCGACGGGACTGTCGGAGGTGGTCCCGAGCGCGAGCTCAAGGCTGATCGTTCGCGGCACCGCGAAGACGCTGGAGTGGTTCGAGAAGGCGCACGCCAGGCACGCCCTGCTGTGCCCTGTGTACCTCCCTTGCGTCATCCCGCCGAAGCCTTGGACGTCCCCGCTGAGTGGCGGCTACTGGACGAACGCTGTGCGGCGCGAGCCGCTGGTGAAGACCCGCTCGACCGGCTACATCGACGAGCTATTCAACACCGAGATGCCCGAGGTCTACGCCGCGATCAACGCGGTGCAGGCCACAGCGTGGGCGGTGAATCGTCGCGTGCTGGAGGTCGCCGACTGCATGTGGAAGAAGGAGCTGGGCCTCGGCTCCGTGCTTCCCTCCCGCGTTGGCGCGGAGCTTCCGCCGAAGCCGGCGTGGCTGACGCCTGAACTGAAGCCCGGCGAGATGACCGAGGCGCAGAAGGCCGAGTTCAAGGAGTGGAAGGGAGCGACCTCGGAAGCCCACGCCCGCAACGCCCGCAGCGAGAGCCGCCGGCACCTGACCTGCTCGATCCTGCAGACCGCCGAGCGGTTCGCCCCTGAGAAGGCGATCTACTTCCCGCACAGCATGGACTTCCGGGGTCGCATCTATTCGATCCCGTCGTTCCTCAGCCCGCAGGGAGGCGACCTCGCCAAGGGTCTCCTGCACTTCGCCGAGGGCAAGCCGCTGGGCGACGAGATGGCCGCCGGCTGGCTGGCGATCCACGGCGCGAACACCTACGGCTACGACAAGGCGAGCCTCGAAGATCGCATCGCGTGGGTCGAGGCCAACCAAGGGCTGATCCTCGCGTGCGCACGCGATCCTCTGTCGTGCAACTTCTGGCAGGACGCAGATAGCCCGTGGTGTTTCCTCGCGTTCTGTTTCGAGTGGCTGGGCTTCGTCGAGCAGGGCTTCGACTTCGTGTCGCGGCTCGCCATCGCGCTCGACGGTTCGTGCAACGGCATCCAGCACTACAGCGCCATGCTGCGCGACCCGGTCGGCGGCAAGGCGGTCAACCTGATCCCCAGCGACAAGCCCAGCGACATCTACGGCGAGGTCGCGAGGGTGGCTCTGGACAAGCTGCGTCTTATCGCCTCCTCAGGTGGAGACGGTGCGGACACGGCGCAGCGGTGGATCGACTTCGGCGTCACGCGCAAGATCACGAAGCGCTCGGTCATGGTGCTGCCCTACGGCGGTACGTACATGAGCTGCAAGGAGTACGTCGGCGAGGCGGTGCGTGAGGCGATCGAGACGGGGGCCAAGGACCCGTGGGAGGGGGACCGCAAGGCGCACAACGCCGCGCTCCACTTCCTCGCGAAGCACGTCTGGTCCTCGATCAGCGACGTCGTGGTGAAGGCCAAGGAAGCCATGGCGTGGCTGCAAGGCTGCGCCCGGCTCGCCGGCAAGACGGGCCTGCCGATCAACTGGCGCACGCCCACGGGCTTCCGTGTGCAGCAGGCGTACAAGGAGGTCGACACCGTCCGCATCAAGACGAAGATATTCGGCGAGTTGGTCTACCTCACGCTGCGCCCTGAGACGACTAAGATCGACGCGGCCAGGCAGGTGACCGCCATCGCTCCGAACTTCGTCCACTCGATGGACGCGTCGGCGCTTCAGTCCTGCGTCAACATCGCCACGGAGAACGGCATCACGTCGTTCGCCATGATCCACGACAGCTACGGCACGCTGGCCGCCGACACCGAGATGCTCGGGAAGTGCCTGCGCCACGCCTTCGTGGACCTCTACAGCGAGCACGACGTGCTCTCGCAATTCCGCGCCGGGATCGAGGAGATGCTCGACGACGCCGCTCGCAAGAAGCTCGCGCCTGTCCCCGCTTCTGGCGATCTGGACCTGAGCCAGGTTCTCCGGAGCGATTTCTTCTTCGCCTAACCCCTCCACTATCGGAGCCATTCCGCATGAAGCGTGTGATAAAACCCGAGACCGTCGCTCCTCACCCCGCCGAGTTCCCTACGGCCTCTCTCATCCGCGTCGCGCATCAGCACGCCGCTCTCGTCGACACGCTGGGACAGACGCGCTTGGCCGCCCTGCTTAGAGAGCTGGCTAAGAGGCTCGACGTCGCGTCGAGGACGGCCCGGCGACCCAATTAGGTTGCACTAACGCCTATCCCTAAACGCTCACACAGGAGGCCCGTATGGGCACGATGTTCGACACGGCAATGGAACGCGGCGCCCCGGGCCGCTCGAAGACCCTCGCCGTCGGCAGGCGCTACTTCATCGGCAGGCCGCTGCACGCGACCTTCGAGGTCCTCTTCGCCACCGAGCGCAACTACTTCGTCCGCTGGGTCGACGGTCCGCACGAGGGCCGGGAGCTGATGCTGATGCGCGGCGGCTCCGTCGAGTGCGACTGCGTCGAGCGCCACCCGCCGGTCGAGCGCTGGTCGTTCGTGGTGGTCACGCCGACGGGCAGCTCGCAGCTCGTTTCAGCCGACACCGAGGAGAAAGCGATCCGGTACCACGAGAGCTACGCCCGCGTCCCCGGGCTGTCGGTGTCTGAGGTCCTCTACACCAGCTACTCCGTCAACCCGCCGAGAGAGGTGAAATGAACCGCGATCTGATGAACAACGCCAACCCGCGCCGGGTCGCCAACGCCACCATGGCGGTGATCGACGCGACGCAGCGAGGCTTCCAGCCGCACGAGCAGATGCTCGCGATGGCTGCCGCCTTCCTGATGCTTGCCGAGCATTGGGGTATGCCGGCGCAGGACGCGTTCCGTGCAGTCACCAACATCATGAACGATCAGGACGGCAAGCGCCCCGAGTTCGGTGCCGTCGCCCGCTACATGAAGGAGGAGCTGCGCTGATCGCGAAGCCCCGCCTGGACATCGTCCTCATCGTCGGCAAGCTCGACGGACGATACACCCTGAACACCGGCGACGCCCGCCGTGAACTCGGTCGCTACGTAGAGCCGAAGCTCTATGACACCCGCACCGAGCTGACCAATGCGGTGACCGAGATCATCAGCCGCGAGGTCGCCATCCACGACGCCGAGGAGGTTGTCAGCAACCTCAAGGCCGAACGCAACGAATAGGAGACACACACATCATGAAGATCATCATCACCATCGACGAGACCCTCCCCGGCCAGCCGCGCGTCCACGCCTCGAACGGCGACGGCTTCGTCACCCGCAACGGCGAGTTCGTCCAGTTCAACACGCGCGGCGAAGCCTACGAGGCGGTCGCCAAGCTGATCAAGCTGTCGTTCGATCGCGCCGACGCGCTGGACCGCGCCGCGTCGTCCATGGCTGCGTTCATCGCCGCCGATCAGCTCGTCTGATCCACTCCACCACAGGAGCACATGCACATGGCAAAGCAACAGACGTACAAGGGAAACGGCAACCACGGTTGGGAGCCGGTCTGCAGCGACAGCGAGGCCGATAAAGGCTTCGCGGCGTCCGACATCACCGATCGCCTGCGCGTTCCCGGCGGTTGGCTCTACCGCACGAACCAGACGCTTATCATTGGTGACCAGCAGAGCGTGGCGAACGCACTGGTCTTCGTCCCGCTGCCGGCCGTGCTGGTGCAGGGCAAGGGCGAGGCGTCGAAGGGCAAGCACGCCCTCTGATGGCGCAACATCGCGTCACCGTGGTTGACGTGAAGAACCACGAGCGGGTGCTGGGAACGATCCCGGCGCCCGCCGAGATGGAAGGCCGAGGCCGCGTCTACCCGATCATGCGCCCCGCGCACATCGTTCCGTGGCGCAGCACGGACGAGATGCCGGACCCCTTCAAGCCTCACGACGGCGTCGCGTCGATCCGCATGGAGATCGTGCCTGTCCGCGAGACGATGAAGGGCTGGAAGCGGATCACCGAGTACGGCCTCGCCACCGACGCGCCACTCAACGACCTCTGCGTGATCAAAGGTTTCCTCCTCCCGGGCGAGACCGAGCGAGAGGCCGAGCGCCGCCGCATCTACGCCTTCAACCTGCACTGATCCACACCAACGAAGGAACCACTACGCATGCGCATCGACGCTCAGGAAGCCCACCTATCGCGTGCCGCTCAGCGCCTCGCTGCGCAGGCCCGTCTCTACGCACGACGCGATCTCGCCCTCCCTACCGATCTGGAGGCAGCCCTGCTGCAAGAGGGCATCGACCCGCGTTCGTTCTCCACCGACACCGCAATCAACACGGATCACTGATCGCATGAGCGACAAACCGAAGAAGGAACAGTTCACGACGCCGAAGTGCGTGTTCGTGGGCTATCCGAAGATCAGCGCCCCGGACTTCAAGTACAAGGATCAGGGCGAGTTCACTCTCAAGGTGCGCCTGCCCAACGACAATCCTAAGACGCAGGAGTTCATCAAGCGCATCGACGCGCTCGGCGAGGAGACCCTCAAGTCCCTCCGTACGGCCGCGAAGACGCCCGCCATCGCCAAGAGCTGGTCGATCAAGAACTGCCCGTACAAGGCCGAGACCGACGACGACGGCAACGAGACGGGCTACACGATCTTCACCCTGAAGGCCACCCACTCGGGCAAGTCGAAGAAGACCGGCAAGGAGTGGAAGCGCTACGTCCCGCTGTTCGACGCGAAGGGCAAGCCGCTGCCGCGCAAGGCCGACAAGACCTGCGCCGTCGCGGTGTGGGGCGGCTCCGAGGGCTACGCGACGTTCACCATGGACGGCTACGGCCAGACGCCCAGCGTGGGCGCCGGCGTTAAGCTGTACCTCGAAGCGGTGAAGGTCGTGAAGCTCGTCTCGGGTAGCGAGCGCGGCGCCGACGAGTACGGCTTCGGCGACGACACCAACGACGAGGACGGCTTCGACGCCAGCAGTGCGGCGGGCGAGCCGGTCGACGGCACGGACGACGCCGTCGATGGCGCTGACCAGGCGACTGGCGGCGATGACTCCTCCAAGAACGACGACGGTGCGGACTTCTAAGGTCCGCGACGTAGCCCGCCGCCTCGGTTTCCGCAGTGGTCTTGAGAAAGAGATCGCAGCGCAGATCGAGGCGGCCACCGGGCTGCCTGTCGCGTACGAGGACAAGACGCCAGTCGACGACGGCGGCTGCCTCATTGAGTACGAAGTGCCGGCGCGGATGGCCAAGTACACGGCCGACTTCCGCCTGCCCAACGGGATCATCGTCGAGACCAAGGGGCGCTTCGTCACCGCAGACCGGAAGAAGCACAAGCTCATCAAGGAGCAGCGTCCCGATCTGGACATTCGGATCGTCTTCAACAACCCCAACGCCCGCATCAGCAAGACGTCGAAGACCACCTACGCGAAGTGGTGCGAGACGCATGGCATCCCCTATGCGAAGGCGCCGATACCCTCCGCGTGGTTCAAGGAGCCAAAGCGATGAGCCACACCGAGCGTGCATTGCGCCTCGTTTGGCGCATCTGCGTCGTGATGCCCATCGGGCTAGCCTTCCTGATCCTTGAGCTGCTGTTCGGCATGATCGCCGTGATCATCTACCTGCTGTTCCTCGACTTCACCGGGGCTGCGATGATCCGCGTGCGACTGTACCGCAACGCTCGCTGGGAGGTCATCGGCTTCTTCCTGTCCCTTCGCAGGATCGCGGTCGGAGAAGAACCGTGAGCATCATCGATAAACGCAAAGCAACGAACCTGATCGTCGTCCACTCTTCCGCCACCATGGCGAAGATGGACATCGGCGTGAAGGAGATCGACGTGTGGCACCGCCGACGGGGCTTCACGAAGGTCGGCTATCACTACGTCATCCGCCGCGACGGCTCCATCGAAACCGGCCGCGCCATCGACGAGATCGGCGCACACGCACGCCCGCGCAACTTCGATAGCGTGGGCATCTGCATGGTCGGCGGGCTGGCCGATGACGGAAGGTCGCCAGAGGCGAACTTCACCGACCCGCAGTGGGACGCCCTACGGGCGCTGCTGCTCGATCTCTCAACGCGCTACCCCAGCGCCCGCATCATCGGCCACCGCGATGTGCCGGGCACTCCCGGAACCGCTTGCCCGTCGTTCGACGTTGGCGCGTGGATGACCGGTGACGCCGCCGTGAAGGCCATAGGAGGTTGATTATGGTGTTACTGTCCCCCGCGCCCGACACCAAGGCGCCGGCGGCCGGCTACGAGCTGGTGACGTGGCGCATCATCGGCGGCCTCTTGTCCTTCGGAGCCTCGGCGTTCCTTGTGTTCGCCGGCCTTCGCATCTTCTTCGACCACTGGAGATGACCTCCAGCATCCCCCGTCGGACGCCACCGGCGGGGGATTAGGTTGCACTAACGCCTAACCACCGTTTCCAGCTTCTTAGCATCCCACTTCGGGAAAGGAACACACAGCATGATTCTCTACGTCGCCCCAAACTCCGACGTCATGTTCACCCTGCCGCCGCGCGAGGCCCCCAAGCCCGTCTCGGCCAGCTCGCGCTTCTGCCCGCAGACCGTCAAGATTCTCGGCCATCTCCGCGCCGTGGGCGACATCTCGGGCGTCGAGGCCGCCGCGATGTACCGCTGCCGATCGCTGACCAAGCGCATCGCCGAGCTTCGCGCCGACGGCTTCGGCATCGAGTCGGTCTACAGCAAGGACCACACCGGGCAGCGCTACGTCCGCTACTTCCTGCGCGACGACAAGGCGCACGTGGTGATCTGAACAAGACGTATCTCCTCCCTCCCTCGCAGGCGGTGCCCCTCAAAAGGCGCCGCCTGTTTTTTCTCACACGCGAGGAACCATGTGCATGAGCAATGTTCCCTCCGCTCGTCTTGCTGCGCCGCTGCCTCAGGCGTGGCTGGATGCGCTCCGCAAGGTACAGACCGTATGTCCCGAGGCGATCATCGGCGGCGGCGCCCTTCGCGATCACTATCTCGGCGCGACGGTTAAGGACGTCGACATCTTCGTCCGCACGCGCAACGACGTGGACAGCCTGGTCTCGTCTCTACGCGCCGCCACCAGCATGCACTTCGAGAAGCTGGACGCGCAGTTCGCTGAGTACGAGAACCAGACGCCCGGCCTCGCGGCGGTGCTCCAAGGCCCCGGCCTGTGTCAGAACCAAGACGTCTGCGGGATGTTCTGCGGATGTCCCCCTGTGCAGATCATCGTCTGCGCCGGCAGCGAGGGCGATCAGGCGTTCATGCTTGAACAGCTCGACCGCTTCGACATCGGCATCTGCAAGATCGCCCACAACGGGCGCCGCGTGCTGTTCGCGACGGACGCCTCGCTGGATATGATGGATTGTCGCATCCGCATCGCCAACCCGCAGACCGACCGCCAGCGCGAGCAGTCGCTGGCACGCGTCGATCGCATCGCCGAGAAGTACCCCGGCTGGAAGATCGGCCCACACGAGCCGGTGATCCCGGCCGATGACTGATAGCGAGAGCGTATTTCTGCGCAAGGAGCCGTGCCCCGCGTGCGGCTCCCGGGACAACCTCGGGCGCTACAGCGACGGCCACGGCCACTGCTTCGGCTGCGGTCACTACGAACCCGGAACCGACCAACATCCCCAACGACAGGAGCGCCGCGTGGCCAGCAAGGACCTACTGCCTATCGGCGACTTCACTGCCCTCACCAAGCGTAAGCTGACCGAGGACACGTGCAAGCATTGGGGCTACTTCACCAGCACGCACAGCGGCAAGCCGGTGCAGGTGGCCACCTATCGTGACGCTGCCGGCAACCCCGTGGCGCAGAAGGTGCGCTACCCTGACAAGACCTTCTCGGTGCGCGGTGATCTCAAGTCCGCCGGGCTCTACGGCCAGTGGCTGTGGCGTGACGGCGGGAAGAAGGTCGTCGTCACCGAGGGCGAGATCGACGCGCTCACCGTGTCGCAACTGCAGGGCAACAAATGGCCCGTCGTGTCCGTGCCGAACGGTGCGCAGGGCGCCGCGAAGGCGGTCGCCGCGCAGCTCGAATGGCTCATGAAGTTCGACGAAGTCATCTTCATGTTCGACAACGACGAGCCAGGCCGGGCCGCCGCGCAGGCGTGCGCCGAGGTTCTGCCGATGGGCAAAGCGAAGATCGCCACGCTACCGCTCAAGGACCCCAGCGAAATGCTGCAGGCCGGGCGAGGCGGCGAGGTCATCGACGCGATGTGGGGTGCCAAGGCGTTCCGCCCCGACGGCATCGTCACCCCGTCAGACATCCGCGACGAGGTGCTCAAGCCGATCCAGCGCGGCCTCGCGTGGTGGTCGCCGACGCTCGATGCGCACACCTACGGGCGGCGCTTCGGCGAAATCTACGCGGTCGGCGCCGGCACCGGCGTCGGTAAGACCGACTTCCTTCTCCAGCAGATCGAGTACGACCTCGTGACGCTGAACCAGCCAGTCGGCGTGTTCTTCCTTGAGCAGCAGCCGGTCGAGACCGGGCGCCGCCTCGCGGGCAAGCACGCCGGCAAGCCGTTCCATATCCCCGACGCGGGGTGGACGGAAGCCCAGCTCATGGACGCGTGGGGTAAGCTCGAAGCGCTGCCGCTGTACCTGTTCAACCACTTCGGTTCCGCCGACTGGTCGAACATCCAAGCTCGCATCCGCTTCCTGAACAAGGCCCACGGCGTCCGCATCTTCTATCTCGACCACCTGACGGCGCTGGCCACAGGCGGCGAAGACGGCGGCAGTGAGCGCGAAGTCCTTGAGGCCATTATGGCCGAGATGGGCGGGCTGGTGAAAGAGCTGGACATCATGATCATCCTCGTCTCCCATCTTGCGACCCCCGAGGGTAAGTCGCACGAGGAAGGAGGGCGCGTCATGATCCGCCACTTCAAGGGCGCCCGCGCCATCGGCTTCTGGTGCCACTACATGTTCGGTCTGGAGCGCGATCAGCAGGCCGACGACGAGCGCGTCGCGAAGACCACGGTCTTCCGCGTACTCAAGGACCGCTACACCGGCCGGGCCACCGGCAAGGTGATCTACCTGGGCTACGACGAGGACAGCACGCGGCTGTTCGAGACGGAGGCGCCAGACGTTTGCCCCAACCCCTCCACCGGTGGAGTCGATGATGGACAAGACTTCTGACGAGAACGCCTACGTCGCGGTGTACTTCAAGGGTGAGCTGATCACCGCGAACGACGTCCGGCGTCTCGTCGCGCTGTTCGCTCTCCTTGACAAGGGGCGCCTCACGCCGCAGCTCGCCGCCGCCTTCGAGTGCGGCGCGATCACGCTGAAGTGGAGGACCGCATGAGCAACGCACACGTCCGGTACGCCGTGAAGACTCCGAACGGTTATGTCGGGTCCCGTCGGTTCGACTACAGTCGCGGCTCGCACGCGTCGGACGCGACCGCGTTCAGGACCGCCCGCCTGTTCACGCGCGTCGGCGACGCGACCGTGGCCGCCAGATATAACAACGGCGAGGTGGTCAAGGTCTACGTCTACATCCTCTCCGAGATGCCCGTGCCATGACTGGAGAGAACTTCCATCTCAAGCGGGCGCTATCTCCCGACGCGCTCCGCTGGGTTCGCTGGCTCGACGCCGAGTGCTTCCCTGAAGACTCGCCAGCGCCGCTCGCGACGAAGGACTCCGAATGGTTCCTGCTGGAGCTGGACGGCGTCCCTGTCGCGTTCTGCGGCTGGTACCCGCAGGAGGTTGGCGAAGACGGCGCCCGCGTCGGCTTCCTCGCCAAGGCCGGGGTGCTGCATAGCGCACGCGGTCGCGGCTTCCAGAAGCTGATGATCAACGCGCGATGCGAGGCTATCCGCAAGGCGGGCCTCGCCGTCGCTACCACTTACACGTCGCCGTCGAACGCGGCGTCGATGAACAGCCTGATCGCCTGCGGCTTCAAGGCCACAACAGGCGAGTACAAGGGCTTCGTCCACTGGCGGAAGCTCCTGCTGCGCAAGCGCGGCAAGAAGTTCGTTCCCGCCCCCTAACCACAACCCTCCATGAGAGGAGCGCAGCGTGCGCCTAGCATACGACATCGAGACCAATGGGTTCCTCGACGTGCTCACGGTCATCCACTCGCTGGTGATCCGAGACATCGACAGCGGCGTCCAGTGGTCCTACTCGGCGAAGGCCGGGAACATCGCCGAGGGCGTGCGCCAGCTTGAACGTGCGCCGGTGCGTATCGCCCACAACGGCCAGCGCTTCGACGACCCGGCGATCAAGAAGGTCTATCCGTGGTACAACCCGGTCGGCATCCTGATCGACACGCTGATCCTCTCGCGGCTGATCTTCCCCGACATCAAGAAGCAGCTCGACTTCGACCTCCAGAAGAAGGGCAAGTTGCCCGGCCAGTTCATGGGCCGCCACTCGCTGGAGAGCTGGGGCCACCGCCTCGGCGTCCACAAGGGCGAATACACGACGTGGTGCAAGGAGCACGGCGTCGATCCGTGGTCCGAATGGCGCCCCGAGATGCAGGCGTATTGCGAGCAGGACGTCGACACACTGACGGCGCTGTTCGATCGCTTCATGCGCATCTGGCTGAACCCCAAGCGCCCGTGGCGCGGCGACTGCGTCTCCCTCGAACACGCCGTCGCCAGCATCGTGAACCGCCAGATGGATCGAGGCTTCGCCTTCGACGAGGCGGCGGCGTACAAGCTGCACGCCAAGCTGGTCGCGCACAAGCTGGAGCTGGAGGACAAGCTACAGGCCGCGTTCCCTCCGCGCGAGATCGTTACCACGATCATCCCGAAGGCGACCAACTCGAAGTACGGATATGTCAAGAACATCCCGTTCCAGAAGCGGCGCATCGAGGCGTTCAACCCGGGCAGTCGGCAGATGATCGCCGATCGCCTGAAGGATCGCTACGGCTGGAATCCGACAGAGTTCACCGACAGCGGCGAGCCGAAGGTCGACGAGAAGACGTTCGCGACGCTGCCGTGGCCCGAGGCCAAGCTGCTCAGCGAGTACCTGATGGTCACCAAGCGCCTCGGGCAGCTCGCTGAGGGCAAGGAGGCGTGGCTCAAGGCGGTGAAGAACGGGCGCATCTACGGGCTCGTCGTCACCAACGGCGCGTTCACCGGCCGCATGACGCACCGCCAGCCGAACATGACGCAGGTGCCATCGAACAAGAAGCCCTACGGCTTGGAGTGTCGCGCCCTGTTCATCGCGGGGAAGTGGTTCGTCCTCGTCGGCTGCGACGCGGACGCGCTGGAGCTTCGCTGCCTGGCTGCCTACATGGCTCGCTACGACGGCGGTGCGTACATCCAGACCGTGCTGAGCGGCAACAAGGACGCCGGCACCGACATGCACAGCGTCAACGCGCGTGCGCTCGGTCTCGATCCGAAGAAGAAGTACCCCGTCGCGGGCACCGAGATGACCGGGCGCGACATCGCCAAGGTGTTCTTCTACGCTTTCATCTACGGCGCCGGTGACGAGAAGCTCGGCACCATCATGGGCAAGGCCGGCGAGGAAGCTCGCGCCCTTGGCCGCAAGATGCGCCGTCGATTCCTGAACGGGCTACCCGCGTTGAAAGCGCTGATCGAGGCGCTGCACGACGCGGTCGAGAAGCGAGGCTACCTATACGGCCTCGACGGACGGGTGCTGCGCGTCCGAAGCAAGCACGCGGCGCTCAACACGCTGCTCCAGTCGGCCGGCGCGATCTTGATGAAGCGAGCGCTGGTCATCCTCGACGAACGTTTGCAGCGATCCCTCCACCCGGGGAGCGACTACGAGTTCGTCGCCAACGTCCACGACGAGTGGCAGATCGAGAGCAAGCCCGAACATGCAGAATACATCGGACAAGCCGCCGCCGACGCCATTCGTCGAGCGGGGGAGTGGTACGGATTCAGGTGTCCACTCGCCGGCAACTACGTCGTCGGCGCCAATTGGGCCGAGACCCACTGACGCGAAGCGGTGTACGCGTTGCGGCGAGGAAAAGCCCTTGTCGCAGTTCCCGAGGGACAACAACCGAAAGGGCGGGTTCTACATCTACTGCAAGGCCTGCAAGTCGTCTGAGTATCGCCTCAACCGTGCGGTCCATCTACAGCGGCGTCGAGAGTACCACGCCAAGCATAAAGAGATAAGAAACGCCAAGGGGAGGGAGTCGTACCGAAAAAACAGGGCGGCTCGCCTCGCCTACAGAAGGGAGTGGTTGGAAAACAACAGAGAACTCAAGCTGGTTCTCGACGCGAGGTCGCGGGCGCGAAAGAAGGGAGTACCTTTTTCGCTAACCGCCGCTGACGTGGTCATCCCTGAGCTGTGTCCTGTGCTGGGTATTCCGCTTGTCTTCGGTAAGGGAACGGTGTGCCCGAACAGCCCGTCCATTGATCGCATCGTTCCCGAGCTGGGCTACGTTCCAGGGAACGTAATCGTGGTGTCGTTTCGTGCGAACGTGATCAAGCAGAACGCCACGCCCGACGAGATCGCACGCGTCGCGAGCTTTTATCAGCAACTCGTGCCTTCTTCGCGATTCAATCGCTCCACGTGAGGAGGCAGCGCATGGACTTCGACAGTTACTGCGAATGGGCCGCGTTCCTCGCGAGGAAGTACGGCATCCCCCAACCAACCGAGGAGAGCGCCGACGATGGCGACGACACCGACCACGTTACTCATTGACGGCGACGTCTTCGCCTACAAGGCGGCGACGCTCTCCGAGAATCCCGTCCACTGGGGCGACGGCCACTGGACCCTTCACGCCTACGAAAGCGAAGGGCAGGAGATGATCGACGGGTGGATACTGGCGCTCATGGATCGCTTCGACACGACGCGCTACAAGGTCGCCCTGTCCTCGCCGACGAACTTCCGCAAGACGATCCTCCCGACGTACAAGGCGAACCGCGCACACGTCCGCAAGCCGCTGACGCTCGGTCCGCTGCGCGACTACATGGTCGATAAGCACGGCGCGAAGATCGTGCCCGGCCTCGAGGGCGACGACGTCCTCGGTATTTGGGCGACGCACCCGAAGATCGTCGAGGGCAAGAAGATCATCTGCTCCATCGACAAGGACATGGCCTCGGTCCCCGGATACCTGTTCGTGCAGGGGAAGATGGAAGAGGAGGTCGAGATCACGCCCGCAGAGGCGGACCTCTGGCACCTCACGCAGACGCTCACAGGTGATGCCACGGACGGCTATACCGGCTGCCCCGGCATCGGCGCTGTGAAGGCCCGCAAGGAACTGGAGAAGGACCCGACGTGGAACACCGTGGTCCGCCTCTACGAGAAGCAGGGGCGCACCGAGGGCGAGGCGCTGGTGCAAGCCCGCGTCGCTCGCATCCTCCGTCACTCTGACTACGACTTCAAGAAGAAGGAACCGAAACTGTGGACGCCAACACAAAACCTGTAGACGTTCGGGGCGACAACGACATCCAGCAGGCCATCGGCGCGGCCCAGGAGAATTGGAATCGGCTGCGTAAAATCACCGAGGATCGGGCTGCGAATCTCGGCGCGGACGTATCCAGGCGCCCGCCGCGATACTTCACATCGGACGGAACGCCGCTGAGCCGGAAGGACGCTGTCCACCGCCCCGACCACTACGCCCGGTTCGCCATCGAACCCATCACGTTCATCATGGCGAACAACATCGGCTTCGCCGCCGGCAACGTCATCAAGTACGTAATGCGCTGGGACGCCAAGGACGGCCTGCAGGACCTCAGGAAGGCCCGGCGCTACCTCGACATGATGATCGAGGATGCCGAGCGGAAGCAGGCGGGCGGGGATACGACGAAGATGCTGTGATCGCCGCCGCTGACCCTAGACGATCTCCAGGCAGCTTTGGGCTAACCCCCTGAGCTGCCTTCTTTTTTCGATTAGGTTGCACTATCGCATCCCCTCCATCCCCCAAGCTCCTATAGGTCTCATGATGGTCAAGTACACGGCCGACTTCCGCCCCATGCCCGCCATCCTCCAAGACCCTATAGGTCTCATGCCTGAGCCCCTGTTCGACTGCCCGGCGGTGACGCCCGAGCTGGTCAAATACCTTCAAGAGGCGTTCCCTAACCGCTGCCCCGACCCGTCGTGGAACGAGCGGCGCGTCTGGATGGCAGCCGGCGCGGCCAACGTCGTGGAGGGTCTCCGAATGGCGCTGCTCCAGCAGCAGCGTGAAGCCACCACCACCGCCAAGGACCAAGAACCCGATGTGCTTCTCCTCCCCGCAGACGAAGGAGCCCGCAGCGCCGCCGGCGCCTCCAACCGAATCCCCGAAGGCCCCGGAAATCGGAGCTAAGGACCCGGCCACCGAGTCTGCCGCAGCCCGTCGGCGCGGCAAGTCCGCCCTGACCATCCCTCTGTCGAACCCGTCTTCGAGCGGTCTGGCGATCCCCCTCTAACTTCCACACAAGAGCCCCATGGCCATTTCATCCGCGAACAACGACGCGGTGAAGGCGGCGGGCAGATATGAGCAGCTCGCGGAGACCCGCCGGCCGCACCTAGACCGCGCACGAGACTGCGCGAAGGTGACGATCCCGGCGCTGTTCCCGCCCGAGGGCTTCACGACAACCTCGCGCCTGTACGTCCCGTTCCAAGGGATGGGCGCCCGTGGCGTGAGCAACCTGGCGTCGAAGCTCCTCCTGTCCCTCCTGCCTCCCAACTCCCCGTTCTTCCGCCTCGTCATGGATGACTATGCCATCGACAGGCTCAACGAGGCCGGCAACGAAGCCCTGCGCTCCAAGGTGGACGCCGCCCTCAACAAGATCGAACGCGCCGTGCAGGACCACATCGAGTCCTCGGGGCTGCGCGTGGCCTCCTCGGAGGTCCTCAAGCATCTCATCGTCGGCGGCAACGTCATGCCGTTCCTGAACCCTAAGGGCGGCACGCGCGTCTTCAAGCTCCACGAGTACGTCGTCAAGCGCGACGCTCAGGGTAACGCGATCGAGATCATCACGTGTGAGCGGCTGGCGCGTTCAACGCTGCCCGACAACATCCGCGCGATGCTCCCCGAGGTGACGCCGAAGTTCGACGCTCGCGGCAACGAGATTCGCAACACGAGCGACGACGTGGACGTCTATACGTGGGTTCGCCGCACGGACACCAACTGGACGTCGCACCAAGAAGTCGCCGACTTGATCGTGCCGGACTCCGAGGGCACGTACCCTCTCGACAAGTCCCCGTACATCCCGATGCGCTGGACGCGCGTCGATGGCGAGGACTACGGTCGCAGCTACATCGAGGAGTACCTCGGTGACCTCTACAGCCTCGAAGGGCTGTCGAAGGCCATCGTCGAGGGCTCCGCAGCGGCGGCGAAGATTCTCGTCCTCGTGAAGCCAGGCTCGCCGACCAGCGCGAAGCAGATCGCGCAGAAGCCCTCGGGCTCGGTGATCCCCGGCAACAAGGACGACGTCAGCTATCTCCAGATGGAGAAGTACGCCGACTTCCGTATCGCCAAGGAAACCATCGACGCGATCAGCCAGCGCCTGTCGTTCGCCTTCCTGCTCAACTCGTCGATCCAGCGGAACGGCGAGCGCGTGACAGCGGAGGAGATTCGCTACATGGCGCGTGAGCTGGAGGACGCCCTCGGCGGCGTGTACTCCGTGCTATCGTCGGAGTTCCAGCTCCCGCTCGTTCAGCGCCTTCTCTACACCCTCGAACGCGCCGGCAAGCTCCCCGACCTCCCGAAGGACGTGGTCAAGCCGGCGATCGTCACGGGCCTCGAGGCGCTCGGTCGAGGACAGGACTTCACGAAGCTCCAGATGTTCCTGAAGGCCGGCATCGACATGCTCGGTCAGCAGGCGATGGCGCAGTTCATCGACGTCAACGACGCGCTGACGCGCCTCGGCGCCGCTGTCGGCCTCAACACCGACGGTCTGGTGAAGACGCGCGAGACGATTCAGCAAGAGCAGGCGCAGGCCCAGCAGCAAGCCATGATGGCGCAGCTCGGCCCGCAAGCTATCAACGCCCTTGGCGGCATGGGCAAAGAGGCAATGGCGATCCAAGCGCAAGCAGCGCAGCAGGACGCCGCGCCGGCCGCCGAGGGGGAACCCACACCCCCGTCACAGTGAGACTGATCATTGACCACCGTTAGCTATCAGGCGCCGGCCCAAGTGTCCGGCCCCGACGCCCCGCCGGCCCCGGCTTCCTCGGATCGCCCCGAGTGGCTGCCCGAGAAGTTCGTGAAGGACGGCAAGCCGGACTACGAGGCGCTGGCGAAGTCCTACGTCGAGCTGGAGAAGGCCCGAAGCGGCCAGCAGCAGCAGCAGAAGGACCCGAACGCCCAGCCCGACCCGAACGCCCCTGATCCAAACGGCGACGCCGCGCGGAAGGCGGTCGAAGGCGCCGGCCTGAAGTTCGAGGAGTTCACCGCCGAGTGGTCCGAGAAGGGCGAGCTGTCCGCCGAGAGTTACGAGAAGCTCGCGAAGGGCGGCATCCCGAAGGACCTCGTCGACAGCTACATCGCCGGCCAGAAGGCGCTGATCGATTCCATGACCTCCCGCCTGACCGCAGCCGCGCACGAAGCGGCCGGCGGCAAGGACGCATACGACAGCGCGGTCTCGTGGGCCGCGAAGAACATGTCGAAAGGCGAGAAGGAAGCGTTCAACGCTATCCTCGACAGCGGAGACGCCGACAAGATCAAGATGGCCGTCAGCGGTCTCGTCGCACGCGCCAAGAGCGCCGGTGCGGTCGAGCCGAAGAACCTGTCGGGCCAGACCTCCGGTGGCGAGCCGGGCTACCAATCTCTCGCGGAGATGATCCGCGACATGCAGGACCCGAAGTACGCCAGCGATCCGGCCTTCCGCTTGAAGGTCGAACGCAAGCTCGCGGTCTCCAAGAACATCTAACAACGGAGGCGCGACGCCATGTTCGCCGCAATCCTAGGCGTGCTCGGTCCGATCTTCGGCCGCGTCGCCAGCAGCTTGTTCCCGAACCCGGAGGACGAGCTTCGCCGTATCGAGCTGCAGCAGCAGCTTCAAATGGCGCTCCTCGCTGACGCCGCCCGCATCGAGCAGGCCGCCGCCGACATCGTCAAGACGGAAGCGGCGAGCGAGCACTGGCTCGCGTCGAACTGGCGCCCTCTGCTCATGCTCGTCTTCGCCGGATTGATCGTCGCCCGCTGGTTCGGCTTCACCACCGCCGGCATCACCGAGGCGGTCGAGCTGAAGCTCTGGTCGATCCTCGAACTCGGCATCGGCGGCTACGTCATCGGACGCTCGGTCGAGAAGGCGCTGCCTTCCGTCGCCGAGATCATCAAGAACAAGAAGTAATCCGCCGCGCAGCGTGCTGCCGGCCCGCACCTCTGGTCTGTCTAGCGGCAGACCGGAGGCGCGTCTCTCTGTGCTCTGCTGTCCATTGTGTCGCGTCTCTTTAGACGGACGCTCAGGCACCACTGCCCGCCTTCACCGAACACAGGCCCGATGCGTCGGACAACCTGGATGCGTTCGTCGTGACCGCGCGCGGCTGACAGGTCCTGCCTACGCGCTTCACAGCGCATTCAAGCAGCAACCCCACAGCAAGCACTCACAGAGTATCAAATGACTGCCGCAACTATTTCGGCGATGGGCACCATCAACGGTGCAGGCGCCGCCGACGCACTCTTCCTCAAGGTCTTCTCTGGCGAGGTCATGGCCCTATTCCAGAAGGAGTCGAAGTTCCTGTCGCGCCACATGGTCCGCACCATCGAGCACGGCAAGAGCGCTCAGTTCCCGATCATGGGCCGCAACTCGGCCTCCTACCACACCCCGGGCGCCGAGATTCTCGGTACGGCGGTGCCGATGGCCGAGACCGTCATCGTTATCGACGACCTGCTCATCGCGCACACCTTCGTCGCGAAGATCGAGGAGGCCAAGAACCACTACGACGTCCGTGCGATGTACTCGACCGAGCAGGGCTATGCGCTCGTGCAGCGGTTCGATTCCAACATCGCGCAGCTCGCGATCCTCGCGGCCCGCACCGCGCACCCGCTGACCTCGTACACAGCCCCGACGCGCGTGATCACCGACGCCACCTACCGCACCGACGGTGAGGCGCTGGCGGCCGGCATCGCTCGCGGCGCCCAGGCGCTCGACGAGGGTAACGTCCCCGACAACGACCGCTTCTGCGCCGTTCTGCCGGCGCAGTACTGGCTGCTCGCGCAGACCACGAAGGTCCTGAACCGCGATTGGGGCGGTGCGGGCTCGTTCTCGCAGGGTCAGGTCGCGCCCATCGGCGGCATCGAGGTCGTGAAGACCAACAACCTGCCGCAGACCAACGTCAATACCGGCCCCTCGGCCTATCAGGGCAACTTCACCAACACGGCCGCCGTCGTGTGGCAAAAGTCCGCCGTCGGCACCCTCAAGCTCCTCGACCTGTCGAGCGAGATGGAGTGGGACATCCGCCGGCAGGGCACGCTGATGGTCTCCAAGTACGCGATGGGCCACGGTGTCCTGCGCGTCGAGGCCGGCGTCGAGCTGAAGGTCGCCTAATCGCCAACCCCCTCTGACAGACAGGAGGCTCCTTAACCGGGGCCTCCTGTTTTTTCACTCCTCATTCTCCCGGACACACCCATGCCCGACACCACCTACCTCGCTCCGACGACGGAGCTTGAGGCGGTCAACGCGATGCTGCGGTCCATCGGCGAGTCGCCCATCGCGTCGCTCACCGACATCGCCGTGCAGGACGCGGAGATTGCCCTCACCACGCTGCGCAGCGTCAGTCGCTCGGTTCAGGTGCGCGGCTGGGACTTCAACACAGAGATCGAGATGGAGCTGGTCGTCAACGGCGACGGCAACATCCCGCTTCCCTCGAATACGCTCAGCGTCGATCCTGTCGACGAGACGAAGAAGCTCGTTCAGCGAGGCTCGCGTCTCTACGATCCCGTCGAGCACACCTACGTCTTCACCGATCCCGTCACGGTCAACCTCATCGTGATGCTCCCGTTCGAGGAGCTTCCAGAGGCGGCCCGCAACTACATCTTCGTTCGCGCCGCTCGCCAGTTTCAGGACAACACCGTCGGCGACAGCTCCCTCCACCGGTACCAGACCGAGGACGAGGAGGAGGCCCGCGCGACGTTCATGCAGACGGCGGCGGACACCGAGGACAACAACATCCTCAACGATTCATGGAGCGTCGCGCGAATCCTTAACCGCGACCACTTCTCCTGATGTCGCTCGTTTCGTCCAGCGTACCGAACCTGATCGGCGGCGTGAGCCAGCAGCCTGCGCCGATCAGACGCGACAACCAGTTCGAGTCACAGCGCAACGCCTACGCCACGCTCATCGGTGGCCTGCGCAAGCGCCCGCCAACGATCCACGTCGCGAAGATTCTCGACGCGGGCGTGTCCTCTGGCGGGTTCGTCCACTTCATCAACCGCGACAGCACCGAGCGCTACGCCGTGCTGGTCCAGACGAACTCTATCCGCGTCTTCGATCTGATCACCGGCGCCGAGAAGACCGTCACCACCCCGGACGGCACGTCCTACATCAACGTCGCCAGCCCAATCAGCGATCTGCGGGCGCTGACCGTGGCGGACTACACGTTCATCTGGAACCGCTCGACGACCGTCGCGATGGATTCGGCGACGACGACCGCGGTCAACCCCGAGGCGCTCATCTACGTCCGTCAAGGGAATTACGGGCGCACGTATCAAATCTTCGTCGCCGGCACTCTGTACGCTCAGTTCAACGTCCCCGACGGCGGCGCGTCCGCTCACTCGGCGAAGGTCGCCACGTCCTACATCGCGAACCAGCTCTACCTTCACCTCACCGGCAACGCCAACGACACGATGGGTTCCCCTTCCGGTGCGCTGTCCGGCTACGCGGTGAACCTCTACGAGGACACAATCCACATCCGCAAGAACACCGCAGGCGACGTGTCGTTCTCCACGACCGACGGCTTCGGCGGCAGCGCGATGATCTGCATCAAGGGCCGAACGGACAACTTCACGGACCTCCCGCCGCACGGGCCCGACGGAATCATCGTCGAGATCACCGGCGACAGCGGGGTGGCCGGAGACAACTACTACGTCAAGCTCGTGAAGAAGAACGCCGGCGACTCGACGGGCGTATGGCGCGAGACCCTCGCGTCCGGCATCAAGTACAAGCTCAACGCGACGACCATGCCGCACCAGCTCGTGCGCAACGGCGACGGTACGTTCACCTTCCAGAAGGCGGCGTGGACCGACCGCGACGTCGGTGACGCCGACACGAACCCGGAGCCCAGCTTCGTCGGCCGCAAGATCAACGACGTGTTCTTTCACCGCAACCGCCTCGGGTGCGTCGCGGGCGAGAACACGATCTACTCGGGGTCGGGCGACTTCTTCCGCTTCTGGCGCAAGACCGTCACCACGCTCCTCGACGACGACCCGGTCGACGTGGCCAACTCGCACGTCAAAGCGAGCACGATCTACAACGCGACGCCGTTCAAGGCGAGCCTGCTGTTGTTCTCCGACAGCTCGCAGTTCGAGCTTGGCAGCGAGACGACGCTGACGCCGAAGACCGCGACGATCCTTCCAACGACCGAGTACAACTCGGATCGAAACGTGAAGCCGGTCGCTGTGGCGACGTCCGTGTTCTTCCCGGCGACGCAGGATCGCTACTCGCAGGTTCGCGAGTACTACTACAGCGGCGACGCGCAGCAGAACGACGCCTACGACACGACCGCCCACTGCCCGCGCTACATCCCGACGG